GTTCCATTCATAACCATCTGGTAATTCCTCACTTGTGGAATTACTATTTATGGTCTTTTCAGAACCCCATAATCTCTCCCACGCCTCTTCCTTCGGCACAGTTTTGATTTTTGGTTTCTTATTATTAAAATTTATTGGTTTATTTTTCTTTGCCATGTTACGCACTAGGTAGGAATATCCATACCTCTCCTGTTATTATCCATATTAGAAATATGAATGGTGATGTTACTACTATGATTCCGATAATTTCAACCAGCAATCTTTTCCAGAAGGGCAAAGTATCTTGCCATTCCCTATATGGTTCCATTTTGTCATATAACCATTTACCTAGTCTTCCCATTTAAATACTCCCATCCACATATTTTGTTTTGCCGTCATGAAAAAATCATCTTGTTCAAAAGGAATCAGACGATAAATCCAATGTTTTTGTAATTTCATCGGTGTTGTTTCTATACCCTCAATCCAATTATTTCTAGTAACACTACTATGTATCTGCATGGGGTATTTTATTTCTTTATCTGCGTAGGCATTACCGAATGTATTATACTCCTCTGGGGCAATTGACAACCCTTTCACATGATTAATAGAGTTAGCAGTTTCCAGTATTAATATCTTTGGTCGAGAATGATTAATAATTAATTCTACTAAATGCCAAGGACTGTGCAAGTGATATAATAATCCCATACACACTACAACATCATATGGTTCTGTGAAATGGTCAGCAGCATAAAAATCATTGGCAGTTCCTTTAAAATCTGGTTTACCAGAAGGCTCTGGGTCTACTGTGTATATTGACTTTGGATTACATCTACCAATGACATTTGTTATTTTATTATTCAAAGCACCAAGTTCTAATACAGATTGATTTTCTACTGTACCACTAAAAATATTCTTCTCTAACCAATCTAAGTAATTCATACTATACATGCCGTTGGTGATTGTTCTTCAAACCTCATCATAATCTTTGGGTTCCATTTAGCACAGTTGACCACATAAAGTTGTCTGTTAGATTTTGCAACATATTCATCAACTGCTTTCATCGTTCCTTTGTAATCTGAATCATAATCACTAATGAAAAGGTAAGGTATGTTATCACAATGAGCTTTTAGGAACCTAGATACTGTTGGATATGAGTGGTCTCCATCATAAAACAAAGCAGTCACCTCAAATGGTGGTTCCCAATCTTCATATTCTAATTCCTTACCCAACCATGTTTTTTCCCATGTTATATTATCCCAACCTTGGATATTCTTTTTAAATAACTCCAAGTGTCGTTCTCCACCCATCGCAAATCTTGCCATATATTCACGAATTTCTTTGGTTGGGCCAAATGCATCCATACCTCTAAACATATCAACACAATGTATGTTCCATTGTTTCTTTGCATCTTTAAAATTTTGAGCAAAAGCAACAGCAGATGCACCCAAGAAACTACCTATCTCTAATAAGTTCCCTTGTTTGGGTAAATCTTTAACTATCTGTTGAAAGTCCCATGCTGGGCCCATAGTGGGAATGTCTTCAAATTTTACCACGATACTTTCTTTCCACGCCTCTGTATACTATAAGTCTCCACCATGGCATAAACCTAGGCATTTTCTTTAATGTATACTCCCATAAAACACCATCTACATCTTGATAGACACAATGGTATCCTCTCCACCGTCTACTTTCAACTGGAATGACTTTACCTTTAAACCCCTCCAATATCCATCTCTTAACAGAATAGTACCAACAATTAGAATGTGGTATAAATGCTATGATGGGTAATAAAAGAAACCATAACAATATCATCCATAATGTAGTAAGTTTTTTCACAACAATCCCATGCGCCATAAACCAAAGTTCCAAAAATATCTTGACCCTTTCTTATTATAGTGTTTGGGGTCTAAGTTATCTATATTTTCTAACAACCGTCTTGAAAAAGGTATAGACTTTTCAAATACTTTCTCCCCTTGGTTCAACCCTTGAGTCTGGGCCATCTGTACTTGTATCTTTTGTAAGTCTGAAAACTGGGCAGTACACAAATAGAAATCGCCACCCTCATTTAGATAATTGGGGGCATCTTTGATTGCACGGCATATTATATCTGCGCCTGTTTCATCTGCGGTTGGCACTCCATTTGGAAACCAACCTGTCATTTCTGCAACTCTCCTGTCTACACCAGATACATCACATGATATAATATCAAATTTCTCATCGATGTTTTCAAACAAATCACTTTGTACAACTTTTACTTTGTCTTGAACATTATTAGTAGCAGAATTAATCATTGTGTAGTAACAGTGTTTATCATACACATCAACAGCAGTCACAGATTCAGCACCATTCTTAGCGTAGTATATGGCAAGTGGGCCTATACCACACCCAAGGTCTAATACCTTCTTACCTTCCACTGGCACATTAATTGCTGTGTATTTTGTTATTGTTGTTGGTGTAAAACAACTTTCATCATGTTTCAACTCGTACCCATAAAATTCTACTTCCATCATTTCTCCTACATATTGAAAACTGGTATTCCAGATTTCTTTAAAAATTTAATTCCTTCCTGTGACCTGTATTCTTTTTCGTAATAAACTGAAACTATACCAGACTGATATATCAATTTAGAACATTCCAAACATGGTGCGTGGGTGGTGTACAACACTGAACCCTCAGCACTCTCTGTAGACCTAGCAACCTTAGCAATTGCATTTGTCTCCGCGTGTAAGACTTCTGGTTTGGTTACCAACTCCACGATGTTTCCTGTCAATGCACCTCGTTTAGCATATTCACAATCATTGTCCCATCCAGAAGGTGTACCATTATACCCTATAGAAATAATCCTACCTTCTCTAACCAAAATCGCACCAACTTTTAGTCTTCTTGCTGGTGACAATTTAGCATACACTTTAGCAGTCTGCATATGCGCCTTATCAAACTTATCCATTACCAATCCTCTAATACTTCTTCTTTGTCCCAATCCTCTTGTTCTAACTCTTCTTCAAGTTCTAGGTCACCACCACAAAATATACAATATGTCACGCGGTAGTGGGACTCTGACATATCATGTTTAACTCTGTAAACTGCATCACAATTTTCGCACTCTATTAACTTTGAAGGTTCTGACATTATACGGCCGCTGTTCCCCAAACATCATCCCACTTACCTTGAAGCGCCCCCCTAGCGTAGTCTGTTGCTCTATTTTCAAAGAAGTTTGTATGTGTCGGTGCGTTAATCATTTCCTCAACCCACAGTAGCGGATTGCGTTTTACTTTAAATATTCCTCTCATACCTAAACTAATAAGTCTCCTGTCTGCAATGTATCGAATGTATGTTTTAACATCTTCTGGTTTTAGATTCTCCATTGGGCCCATAGCAAATGCAAGGTCAATAAACTTTTCTTCCAATTCCACCATGTTTTCTGCAATAGTATATATTTCTCTTTTAAGACTATCTTTCCATAGTGACCTGTTCTCCTCTATGTATGTCCTAAACAACTTAATCATGGACTCAGCGTGCATCGTTTCATCCACAATAGACCATGTGACAATCTGTCCCATACCTTTCATCTTACCGTGGCGTGGGAAGTTCAACAACATTATAAATGAAGAGAACAATTGCATCCCCTCAGTAAATGCACTGAAGGCCGCAATATTAGTAGCAACACTTTCTTTAGTTCCATTTGCCTTTGATAAGTCCATGAAGTACTCATGTTTATCTGCCATTGCTTGATACTCCAAGAACTCACTATATGTACTCTCGGGCATCCCAAGGGTTTCTATTAAGTGTGAGTAAGCGGCAACATGTAATGCTTCTCTAGCGGCAAATCCAGACAACATCATTCGTACTTCTGGTTGTGGAAAATATGGTAGGTAATTAGTCACATACCCATCTGCCACATCTATGTCACCTTGTGTGAAAAATCGAAAGATATTCGTTAAAAATGATTTCTCATTAGTTGTCAATCGTTCTTTCCAATCCTTGACATCTTCTGCCATAGGAACCTCTGTATGCAACCAATGAGATTGCTCGTGTTTTAACCATGCGTCATACGCCCAAGGGTAATTAAATGGTTTAAAATATTCTCTTTTACTTGTTAAATCTTGTTTAGGGGCCATCAATTCTCTCCAATATCTTCCTGTCCAATCTGTTTAAATGCCCATTCTCTTTCTTTACACCACCAGCAGTTATTACATCTGCCCCTGTCTAATTCGGTACAACTATGCGTAATGGGCGCAATCTCATTCGCTATACCTAAGTCAAATCCCAACTGCACTATCGCATCTTTTGTTAAATCAGCAAAAGGTTGACTCAAATTCTCATGTTCTTCTGTTTTTTGAAATCTATCATTGGGTAAGGGATAACCCTCTGGTAACATAGACCTCTGATTAGGTGGATAAGCATTTACTGCACTGAATAAATGTTCTCCCAAACCCCTGTTCCACACATCCCAACCACCACTTGTAACATAGTCTGAAGGATTATCGGATGATATATCCCCAACTAAAGTTGTAGTCATTAGAGCGTGCCCTAGACGGTCTGAAGACCATTCTAAGACCTTATTAGCATAATACTCCGCACCATCTATCTTCGGTACGGTAAAGGGGTTACACTCTTGATTGCGTTCCATACATATAGATTTGACCATGTACCACATAACGGCACTGTCCCATCCACCACTTAATAAAACTGCAATCCTTTTATTTAGTGGGATTTCGTTTTCTAACTCAACCCTCACAGGCAACACAGTCTTCACCAGCTATCATACTCTGAAAATCAATCTCTTTGATTACTTCTCTTTCAATGCGTTTTGATACCTTGTCTGCTTTCCCTAACTTCTCAGACCTACAGTAGTACAAAGTTTTCATACCTTGTTTCCACGCTAGATAGTGTATTGCATGTAGATATTTAATATTAACATCTGGTCTAAAGAATAGATTAACTGACTGTCCTTGGTCAATCCATTCTTGTCTAGTAGATGCGTGTTCGACTACCCATCTTTGGTCAATTTCCATGGCAGTCTTGTATACTTCTTTTTCCTTATCATCAAGACATGGCACATGTTGTACTGAACCATCATTAGCAATTATTGATGACCAAATCTGGTCATAATTGAGTCTTTTATTCTCTTCGCATTTATCTTTAATGATAATATCAAGATGCTTATTCTTATTGAGATACGCTCCCGATAATGTGTCTTGTCGGTAAGCGTTTGCACGATAAGGTTCAATGGACGGCGAGGTGTTTCCCATAATAATAGAAGAACTAGCATTAGGAGCGATAGCCATAACATGGCTAAATCTTCTTCCTGTCCCCTTCGCATCAATAGCCTCCCCTCTTTCTTTACCCAAGTCCAAGTTTGCTTCATCAAGTTTTCCTCTTATTAATTTAAACATTCTTATATTAGTGGATTTCGCCATGAAACCCTCAAACGGAATACTGTTCTTTTGTAGGTAAGCATGGAATCCTAAAGCACCAATACCTATACTGCGTTCTTGTTTGGCAGAGTAAACTGCCCTAGAAACTGTAGGTGGTGCGTTATCAATGAAATACTGTAATACATTATCCAGCATTTCTGCCACATCTTTTAAGAATGTGGTACTCTTTGACCATGCATCATAGTGTTCTAAGTTAACAGATGATAGACAACATACAGCAGTTCTCTTTTCATTTGTTGGTAGTATAATTTCTGAACAAAGATTAGACTGACTAATTTTCAATCCTTTTTCTTTTAACCACTCTGGTAGTCCACGATTACTAGCATCAACGAAATGCAAATAGGGTTCTCCTGTCTCCATACGCATTTCAAGTATCTTCTGCCATAGTGCTTTTGCTGATACCGTGTCTCTTACCTCTCCTGTATGTGGGTCTGTCAAGTTCCACCTATCATCTGCCTCTGGGTCTGACATACATCGTTCAATCATTTCCATAAACCTATCACTAATGTTTACACCGTGGTGTAAATTTAGGCATCTGAGGTTTTGGTCTCCTGTTGGTTTACGCATTTCGAGAAACATTGTAATATCGGGGTGACTAATGTCGAGGTAAGCGGCATAACTACCTCTCCGTGTCCTACCCTGTCTGTATGCCAGTGAACTTGAGTCGTAGGTTTTGAGATGTGGCAAGACGCCAGTAGACTTATCATCACTAGCTCTGATACCAAACCCAATGCCAACACCGCCACCAAGCATACTAAGCCAATTTGTTTCTGATAAGTTTTCAACTAATCCCTCCGCTGTGTCGTTAATGTAATTGAGAAAACAAGATATAGGCAAACCTTTTTTAGACCTACCAAATGATAGGATAGGTGTGGAGTAAGACAACCAATGTTTACTAGCGTAATCGTATAATCTCTGTGCGTGTTCTTCGTTTGATGAGAATTGTTTACTTACAAAAGCAAACCTCTGTTGTGGACTGTCTTCGTCCTCTTTCATATAACTTTCTTGTAGACGCTGGATACCCAACTTATCGAATAACTGGTCTCTCTCTTTGTCTATCCTAATTCCTAAATAATCTTCTGTCGCCATTATAGTTCCTTTTTCCAGCGTTCCGCCATCGCTTCATGAAATGCAAGGCCTGGGTGCATTAAATCCCTAGACAATGCATATCTCTCTTCTTTATGTTCGTTCCAATTTGATAACCCTATCTCATTTCTTTCTCTTGCAGATATGATTTTCAACTCTATGCCGTGTATTTGACACAACTGTTTTATGGCAAGTAAATTCTTTTGTCTTGATATAAATCTTTCTGTTTTAGATTCTACCAATTCTTTTTGCCAGTCATAATCAGACCAAAATCCAATCTGAGTATTCCACTCATCCTTCTCTTCATCTATGTACCACACTTCTCTACCCAATTGACTGTTCTCTAATAATAGAACCATCTTAGGTTTTATTATAGGTAACCAACTTAGCAGACTTCTAAAACTAACATCAAGTCCTGTAGTACATAATGCCAAGTTCCATATCTTAGTATCAATCTCTTTACCCAAGAGATATGGCCATGACATCTCTATTGGTATCCCTGTGGCGTATGTAAAACATTCTCCAGCAGCAACAATAGAGTTTGGTGACTCCTTAAACTCCTCATCACGATAACCGTGAGAGTTTAAATCATAGTAAACTTCAGTGTCCAACCAACCATACTTTTCCAAAAGGTCTTTCTGGTTTTTTAAATTAGACTCCCAAGCATCTTCACTATCAGTAGAACTAAACTTCTGCCTACTAGGTTCATTCAGTTTTCTATTCCAACCAAAAGCATATGGAATTCTACTGTTCACCGATTCTACATGTTTATCTTCGTCTTCTGTTTTACCAAAAAATATACGCTCGAATGCCTTATATCTACTATCAGCTTTGTCTCGCATCATCTACTGCCTTCACTACATCTGGGAAATGTGTTTCAATTACATCCCAGCATAAATTAGCTATCTTTGTGTGTTCTAACTGTGTACCATGTCCACCCCTAAGACCACAATAATGAATCCAAGACCTCAATGTACCAGCCATGTATATGGTGGTAAGAGTATTACCTTCTGGTAGAACTGCTCTCGCCTGTTCTTTCGCAATACCATTATCAAGAGCCCACTTGTAGGACTTTTTAGCTTCAAATATTACTTTCGCCTGTTTCATATTCCATTGTTCTTTGAGTTGATTATCATCTGTTTCAATAGAATTTTGACGATTCTGTTCGTCTTGTATTCTTGTATCTCTGGTTTCAAAATCCTCTGACACCGCGTATCTCTGACTAAACTCTTGAAAAGCAAAACTACGATGTCTCAGTATTTGTCTACCGATATCTCTGGTTGTTTTGATTTCCATTGTCAAGGATACTATTTCAAAGGGTGACCAATGTTCATGCTTAATAAGATAAGCCAATAACTTTGGTGCGGTTTTGGTGTTCGCTTGATTTTCTGGGTTACTGACCCTAGCCGCATATGCGATTAATTCATTTGCGGTTCGACATCCAGTAGCAGCAGAAGGTTGGGTCACCCCAACCAAACTAACATTCGATAACATATATTATTTTCCTAGTTTGTGATTACTACCATCAATTGAATTAAGTAAATCTTCAATCATGTTCTTTTTAGTCTTCCTACGGTCAAGCTTAATACCTTTAGCTTCACCAAACTCATCTAACTTAGCTTTTGTTAACTTCTCTAACTCTTCGATTTTAAAAGCATTTACACTAACACCGTGTACACTCTTATCGACCTTTGCAGATTGTTCAGCTAATTTGTCTTTAAAAGTTTTAACTTTATCTTCTGCTTGTTTAGATTGTTTAACAAAAATGCCAGAGATAAGCGCAAGAACTACAAGAACACCTAGAAGTATAGACCCATCAACTAGATTTATTACTTGGTTTTCCATCATTGCTCCTAACATTTTTTCCATTGGTTTAACAAAAACTTGGCAGTGAGTCCACTGTGTGTATTACAACTAATTATATCGCGTACATCAATACCATCGTTCACCATATCATTTATATCTTTTTGAGTCAATGGGTCTGGCCATATGACAACATTATAATCCATGTCAACATACTTCTCAACCAATTTTACAACATCTTTGTTTCTTGGTTGATTGTCGAATATGATTGTAATTTTATCACGGTCAATACCCAATTCATCAATTTTGTTGAAGGATGTTCCCGAACAGGCAATACTGTTTTCTAAAAACAAACTGTCTAATGGGCCTTCAACAACCGATATAGGTTTAGACATATTAACTTTGTCTAAACCAAATACTGTAGGCGCATCCTCTTTAATTTTTACGAGAATGTACCTCAGTGTTTCCCCTCTTATAGCTCTCAATGACACTGACATCAACTGCCCATTTTGGTCAAAGAAGGGAATGACCAATCTGGGTTCATCTGTTACTATCGATTTCTGATACTTGTCATTGAGTTGAACTATGTTCTTTATATTATCAATAAAGTAAAGTCGATCCCATTTATCATTTGGGATATTTCTACTTTGTACATATTTGATTACTTCGTGGTCATATGGAAGGGTATCCAATCTGTCCACAAGTTTATCAAATAAACTAAATTTTGGTGTGAATTTTGGTGGTTCTACTGGTTTGTCATCAAACAATTTATGACCATTTGGTGTCCAGTTTGCACCTGTGGGTTCCCAATTTTTGTTCTCGTTTGAACCAAACTTTTCAAGACAATATTCCTTGTGAGTTGTGGGGGCAAGTTCCTTGAGCACAGTATTAATACTTGCACCAAAACCACAGTTATGGCACTTGTATATCATATTGTTCTCTTTACGGAAAAAATACCCACGCATTTTATTGAGATTTTTGCGTGAATCCCCACAGAAGGGACATCTTACATTCCAAAGATAATCATTCTTTTTCTTGAACTTCTCAAAATGATGAGAGATCAGATTGATATATTTCACATCTACATAAATCATAATATGTCACATTATACGCTAGACTAGGCCAAATGTCAAGTCTTTTTTTAATTTATTTTAATAAAATATCAGAGACACGAATCGCGTGGTTAAGTGCTTCTTCATATTTGGGGGATTTTGGCACATCAATCTCTTTTGATATTTCTAGGGCCCTTTTCTGGTTGTGTTTTCGTATTTCTAAGGTCTCATCATGTAAAAATCCCAAGTCACTTTCATCAAGTCTTTTGAGTTCTGAAACTAGGGCTTTTGCTCTGAGATATGAGTCTTCTATTTTATCATAAGAATAATCAATCAAATTTTCTGCAAATTTAAATCCATTATCCTTTAAAAATACATTCATATTAGGAGCCCCAAAAATCATCGGTAGTCTCATACCCAAAAAAGGTTTCCAAGTTTTCTCTGTATAGAAAAGAGCATGGTCATGTGTTTCCACTACCAAGTCTATTAATACCTCACTATACCAAGGCGGAAATCTATGTGTACGATATATATTTTCACCTGTCCATTCAACAAAATCTTGTCCATTTTCAAAGTTTGAAAGATGGATTGTTTCTGGCGTCAAATCTATCCAGATGTCCTTTCCAGCAAAACTTACATATTTTAAAGATATGTCAGCAAGTTCAAGTAATTCAAAAATTACCTGTCGATGAGGGCGGCCTTGTCCCAACATACATGTAAAAAGTGTCGATGGATATTTTGATGTTTGCCAATATCGTTTGGGGTCTGTCTGAGATAAAGATAAATCCCAGCAGTTCCGAATTGTAGATGTCAACCAATACCAAGGATAAGGAATTGATTTGATAGAGTCGATACCATCACATCTACCAGTAACTTCAGTATAAGATTTTGTTTTTAGTTTGGAGTAGTTGAAATTTGGGGTGATTTCAATTTCTTCTGCATTGTAGACCATGACATCTTCATGTTCATAGTCACCTCTTATCAACTCATCTGGGTTGATGATTCCTTCTAAAACTAGATTTTGACCACCATTTCTTTGGATTTTACTTTTTCTTTCTTCCGCGCCAAGCGGATTATGTAGCACAATCATAACAAAAATCCGTTAAATTTAAGAAAAAATGAGTTGGAAAAATTCGGTATTCCCGATTAAAAAACCTAGAACGGCAGCAGCACCCATCATCATCCATTGTTTCTTTTCAAGAGCCCGTATTCTATCATCGTGTAGTTGAGCGTGGTCTTTGACTAGAGTAGTCAATTCTTTAACTGCATCTTGTACAGCACTTGAGTGTTCTTTTAGTTCTTTAGATATCTCTCGGTTTACTGTTGATATACGAGAGTGTAATTGTTCGTACTTTTCCTCAAAAGTATCGTATGTTCTTTCTATGTCCACTTCAGTGGCGGTTATCCTTTGTTCATGCACAGCTAAAACTTCCTTTATACTAATATTTAGTTCTGTGATTTTTTCTATGGATATGTCAAGTCTATCAAACAGTCCGCCCATCTGTCTGAGGTCTTGTTCTAATACTGCTACCTTAGTTTCGATACTATTTGCCATTTACTCGCCTCTTCTTCTTCCTTCGTTGAAGAGGCATGAGGTTAGGGTTCCTGCCAGGCTCACCTTGAGCACCAGTTCCTATTCCAGCAATTGCACCACCGCCCATCGGGCCTGCTACATTTGCAATCTCTTCGTTTAAAGCGAAATAGGAGAATGGTGTTCTTCCCATTTCTAACATTTTTGATTCTTTTATTACAGTGTCATCTTGCGAATATAAATCAATCAATGCCTCAAACTCACCATCTTGCATTTGTTCTACATCTTGGTTTTCTCGTAGTATTGCTATAGCGGCAGCAAATGTGAGAAGTCTCTTGGCAGTTCTATCTGGAGACTTCATTAAAGCTCGTTTTATTTTAAAAGCGAGTTTGTCCAGTAATGTGTAGGCATCCAACTCTTGAGAACCAGATGGTTCTTTTATCTTGTTACCGTCTGCATCAATAATCCCCATCAGATACGCTGGATGTTTCTTAATAGGTTGTGAGAACATCCTAAGTATTCGGTATGCGATGAGACTGTCTACTATTCTGGACACTAAATTTTCCTTAATATGTTTATCACTTTCATGTCGAGTTGAATATCATCTCCCCTAACACCACCAGTGACTATTTGTTCCATAGGCATTCTGTTTAAGAATACCAAAAATGTTTTCAATATAGACCAATGTTCTTTGTCTATTTTAAAAAACAATAAAGGCGTGGCCGCCTTATCAAATACATTATATAATACAATCAGATGATTTAGGATTAGTCTATCATTTAAAGTATCTGTTCTTTCGTATCTACGAAACAGTCTTTTTAAATATTTAAACCGTTTTACATCCTCTTCAAAATCATCCATTCCAGAACATTCTGGACTATTATAATTTTTTAATGCATAAACTAAGTAATTATCGTCATTCAATTCAATCATTCATAAAATCTTTTAATATTATTAATTGGCGACTGTTGCAGTTCCCCCTATCAACCACCATTTACTATTAGTATATATGAGGGTTGCCGTATCGCCTTTATTATTGAATGTGATGGTATCGTGACCTAAGTCCGAATCATCTAGTGTCAGCGTCACTGCACTAGAGTTGCCATCCATGACAATAATTTTCAATTGACCTTCTATCCCAGCAGCAATGGTTAGTGTACCACCTGTGCTTGGGTTTGTCAGTCTAGTCACATTCGTTGCGACTGAGACTGCGCCTGGCCCTGTTACCGTATCCGCATCTGCAATTGACACCGTGTCTGAAAATTTAACAGGTGTCGCCACATCAGCGAATAGATTTGCAGCTGTCACATTTTTACTAGTCGCACTTTGTACTAGATAAAAAGTATCAGCGGCAGCTACAGATGTAGCCGCCGTTAATTCTGAAAGTTTACTATCTGCCATTAGTTACACTCTGGACATGTACATGTACAACACTTGCAACATTTA